AGTAGTGTTCTCCTCAAATATTCAAAAGCAAATCACACACTTATTCAAATTATAGAGTAGATTGTCATTGTCTATATACGCCCTTGACAGCTGGTGTTTAGGCTTTATACCAAATGGCGAAACCAGTTCAACCACCTTAAAGACAGATGTCAAGTGGATGGTTAGCGACGAGTATTAAGCCTATCCCTCCATACGAACCACTTGGCAATATGTATGGGGCAGCTGTCTACAATGTAACACACTCACACACCCTAGTCAGCAGGACCGAAAACCAGATCAATATGTTCACCATGATCTTGAATGCGAATATTGTTACCATCCACATCATCAAACTTCTTATGATACCTGACTTTACGATCTAAACGAATTATCTTCACATGGTGAATTAATGATTTAAGCGTTCGATACAAGAGGTATATCAACATAAAAAAGACACTTATAAGGAAAATATACTTCTTATAATCAAAGCTTAAAATTTTTACAAGATCATGTAGATAATCTATGGGATCCATGTTTGATCTTGCCAACAAGTTATTTTTAAAGAAAACACTTGTCTCCGACGATCTTGAGAGCTTTACTGATTCCTGATAAGCATTACATGTTATCAGTAAAGTTTCCATATCAGTAAATGCATGGAACTTCACACTATTACTATGGACATCAATAAACATTTCATGTTTGGACAAGCCATACTTGCATATGATAGCACCACAGCTTTCTGATTCCACATAATCAACCTTGATAGTAAACCCTTGTTCACAGTCATAGCAGCCATCAGCAACAATTGAAGTCACTTTGACCTGAGATTTACAAAAGTCACCTGTCAAATAGCCTTCCTTTGGTATCCCAATGCTTAACATTCCGAAGCTATATGGCCTTATGATTGTATTATTGTGATTAGCATAATTGGTCAATTCTAATGATGACAGATCAGAACCAATTATAGTATCACAATAATGTAAATCAATCTCTCTATCATGAGTTAGTGGATCATGAACTTTTGGCACATGATAGACATAGCTTGTATTGTCTTTGATATAGTTAGGTCCAAAGCAACCAGATTCAGAAGGTGACATACATAACAGGCCAGTGTAGACATGATGACCAGTTATTATGAAATTTGTAGTTTCAATATCTCTAACTGGCACAGGTTTGACATAATAAGGCTCCATAATATATTTGTCAAAATCCCTTATCTTTATGTAATCAGTTCTATTGCCAACAGTCACTTTAATATCAATATATGGAGAAACTTTGACTGCTTTTACTCTTTCAGCAATAACAATATGATCAGATATACATTTCCCACAGATTGTAGCTGTTGTAAATACACATGAACCACCATCATTCACTTTTTTTATTGCAAAATCTGGTTTATCATTATATTTAGTCATAAACTCCTTCTCACAATCTTTTTGACCATAGCAAGACCATGTCATTTCAGTAAATGAATGGGATACTGGCTTAGTTATATTGCTGAAATGAGTATATTCAATCTCCAAGTGTGAATTTTCGACATAGAAATTGTAGAGTACACCAAATGACTTGAAATCCTGAGAGAAATGTTCTGTGTCTTGTATCTGGATTTCTGTGACATCACCATGATTATAATAATTATACTGATTTTTATCTTCCGCTTTAACAGCTGTAGTTGCAATGATTATAATCATCATGATATAGTAGACAAGATTCAGATCTGTTCTCATGCTAAATGATGGTGTAGGACAATCGACATGTGAAAATAAGACTTCAGAGTTACAGTGCTCACAAGATCTAATTGTTTTTTTTGTCTTTTTTATAAAGATTTTCGATAGATGATGGAAAATTGATAATAGAAGCAATATAGGAGCTTTATTGACATAACATATAAGCCACACAGATACACAAGTTAAAAGCTTAACAAGTTTATTCATAAATACAACCCATGAATAACTTGAATCAGTCACACCACTGGGCCTTGATGCAATGAGTCTATTACCGTTACATTCCACAACTGTAATCTCTGACATGTAGCTACAGGTGGAATTGTACAGTTTATCAGTGATTGGTTTCAGCTTGCAACTATCTACACAGAAGAGATAGTTTGATTCATACCTTTTGATGTGTGATTCACAAGAGCATGGAGTGGGGCTAAACTTGACTTTGGTGTTTACTTTATAAATCATTATAGAGATCACCAAAATCGCACAAACTGAGTTGATGATTAACTTCATTTTTGCAATTAATTGTTGATTGGATTGGTTTTTATATTTGAGGAGTTCACTACT